CGAGAATATGGGTTATTCCCCACTAGCCTTACGCACACTGCGAAGTGTTTGTAATAGTTGTCCGTTCAAGATCGCGTGTTTTGAATGGGCGGTACGACACGAAGCTCACGGATTCTGGGCTGGCACCACAGAGCGCCAGCGCAGGATCTATAGGAAAGATAACAACATTCCATTTCATTCACCGGAGGCAAATCTTGCTTGACTTACAAAGGGCGTGGAGAGGTACTCAGATGCGAGCTGAGCCTTTGCCTGATGTATGGCGAGCGCTATCCAATAAACAGATTAAGTTCCGCAGAGGTCAGGTCTGTATGGTTGCAGCGCAACCAAACGCTGGCAAGTCAATGTTCGCTCTCATCTACGCGATCAAGGCGAACGTGCCGACTTTATTTTTCTCTGCGGATACCGACATCTCTACGGTAGCGATGCGAACAGCAGCGCACCTCACCGGCCATACACAACTGATGGTAGAGGAGAACCTGGCCTTGCAATCAGGTTTTTACAACCATCAGATAGATCGCGTATCCAATATAAAATGGGTCTTTGATCCGTCCCCTTCGATAGATGACATTGAGCTTGAGGTGAAGGCATACATAGAACTCTATGGTGTTGCACCTCAACTCATTGTCATTGATAACTTATCGAATGTGGTAGCAGAGACTGATAACGAATGGTCAGGACTTCGAGCGATTATGACGGAGTTCCACCATCTTGCTCGATTAACAGAAGCGTGTGTGTTGGTTCTCCATCACACGAGCGAACAGTCAGAGTATGGCAAATCCTTTCTTCCGTCACCCCGTCGAGCAATTCACGGGAAAATTTCGCAGCTCCCGAGTCTGATTGTGACCCTAGGGTTCAATCCCACCCAGCACGAACTGACTGTGGCAGCAGTGAAGAATCGATTTGGTCCTCATTCAGCAGATGGCTCAGACTATGTGACACTATTTCCTAATTACTCAACCTGTCAGATCGGGGATACCGATGCCCAGGGAAGAGCTTATAGAAACGCGGCGATACAGGAGCAATACAGTGGACATTAAGATATATAACAACTTACATTTCATAGCAGGATGGACGTGGCATAGCTTTGGTGTTGGCTTTGGCATCACCAGGTATTCACTCTCCGTCGATCTTGGATTTCTTTTCTTTGGATTCGAGTGGTAGAAAATCTCGTCATCATCCCCACCAGGTCACGTCCTGCTAACGCAAGACGTGCTGTGGAGTCACTTCAGAAGAACAGTGCGATCTCAGATATCGTTCTTGGCCTAGATGAAGATGATGAGATAAACTATCCCAGGCTTGATGGAGTGATGTATGAGGTGTACGAACGCAAGATGATGGTTGCTACTTTGAATAAGATAGCGGTCAAGTATGCGGATAGGTACAACTTCATTACTTTTCTGGGTGACGATAACATTGTCCATACGGAGAAGTGGGATGTCATTCTCAGCAATACCTTGAAGATAGTAGGCGGTGGACTTACTTATGGAGATGATCAATTACAGGGCAGGAAGATACCTACCAGTGTAATGATGTCCAGTGAGATCGTCCGTTGCCTTGGCTATATGGTTCCACCAACATTCACTCATCTCTGGGCAGATAACTTCTGGAAGAAGCTGGGCGAACGATTAGGTCGGCTCTACTACAACCCAAAGGTTAACTGGGAACACCTGCACTACGTCAATAACAAAGCGAAGAAGGATGCCTTATATGCCGAAGTCAATAGCGACGAGATGTATAAGAAGGATCGTGAAGCGTATTTACAGTACTGCATAGATCAACTGGATTCTGATATTGAAAAATTACAGAAGGAGTTGAAGTGGTAAACAAAAATGGTCGTAAAGGTTCTGCCTTTGAAACTGGGGTGATGAAATGGCTCCGTGATAGGGGAATTATTGCGGAGCGCCTCACCAAAGCTGGAGCCAAGGATGAAGGCGATCTTGTCGTCATCGTCGCAGGTCAGACCTATATTCTGGAGTTGAAGAACAGACAGAAGATAGACCTGCCTGCTTTCTGGGAAGAGGTAATGGTGGAGGCACAGAACTATGCCAAGGCCAGAGGGCTAGAGGCAGTGCCACCAGGATTCGTTGTAGTCAAGAGACGTAATCACGGAATAGAAAAGTCTTGGGTAGTCCAGGATTTGCAGTCGTGGTTGGAGGAACGTAAATGACCCACGAAGAATTGCTGGCTCTATTGCAAGGAGAAGCTAAATCAGCAGGTTTTAGAATGGATAGAAATGCTTGGCTTGTTCTTTGTGATGTAGTGGAATTGCATAGGCCAAGTTTAATACCAGACTGGGTTCCAACAGATAAAGAATTTATGTGTTGGTGCGCTCATATATACCCGTGTCCAACTATTCAGACTATTGAGAAGGAATTACTATGAAAATCAAAGGCAATATGACAGAGAACTTTACTATTGAAGCGGTAGGTCGAGCCTATGAACTTGACCTTATCTCGATGCCGGAGGCACGAGAAATGATTAGACGGATATGGGGAACAGATATCTTTTTACCGGAGGAGAAAAAGTAATGGAATTCAAACCAATGTCAAAAGATAAAAGCATACAGTTTGTTATAGACAATGCTGCTTACAGATGGCAGTTTGAGTTTCTGGAATCTAAATTAAAATCTTTACAGAACATCTTGGTTGATGCAGGGATTCTTGTGGAGATGAAAGAGATGACAGGGACAGTCTATGTTGTAGACGGTCAGCCCTATGTATTATCAGATAACTTTAAGTCTAAGGAGAAAAAATGCCAACACCTAACGGAGATATCACCACATCTGCTATCTGGAATACACCAGAACCAGAGCCAGAGAAGAAGGATGAAGAGAAGAAGGAAGAGGAATGATCTGCGAATCTTGCCAGGTCGGAGCTGACTTCAATTCGCGCGGCAACTACGACAAGTCTGCCGAGCTACATAACTATTGCAAAGGAGATTGCTGTTGTCAGCACAGGACGGATTCCGGTTACGTCGCCAACGACGGCAAACCTCACATAAATCTAGTGCAATCTCCATAGTACCGATCGTCACCTACTATGGTGGTGAAGTGCGGGAGGGTAGGAACGTCTCAGTACGCTGCCTGCTGCACCCAGATAAACGCAGGAGTGCAGTTATCGATACGATCGAGAATCTGTACTTCTGCCACACCTGTTCTCAAGGCGGCAACGCCGTCAATATTGTTATGATCAAAGAGGGAGTGGAGTTCAAAGATGCTCACAGAATCGCAGTTGATATTGCAGAGAAGTCTGGCGTTGGAGTACACGGAAAGTCTCAGCGAGCAGGCGTTAAACTACCTCGACGGACGTGGGATATCTGAGAAGACCGCAGCGAACAAATGGCTTGGCACTGTTGCCAACAACAATCCTGGCCACGAGAACTATCAGGGGTGGTTGTCGATTCCGTATATCGTTGCCACTGGTGGGGTAGTTGGGTTCAAGTTCCGCAGGATCGATGAGGGGCTGCCCAAGTATGGCGCTCCGTTAGGGCAGAAGAGTCACCTCTATAACGTGACCGATATCAATAAGCAATCGTCAGTAATAGCAATATGTGAGGGAGAGTTGGATGCGATCATTCTTTCAGAGGTATGTGATATTCCTGCTGTTGGTTGTCCTGGGGTATCGAGCTGGAAGAAGCACTACGGGAAACTTTTTCAAGGATTTGAAAAGGTCCTTATCGTGGGCGACAACGATAACAAGGAAGACGGATCGAATCCTGGCCAAGATTTCGCAAGGCGTGTCGCGCAAGAGATAACACAATCTCAAGTAATATTATTACCAGAAGGTATGGATATAAACTCTTACTACTTAGCTGAAGGGGTCGATGCCGTTCGTGAGCGACTTGGAATCCAATGGAAAAAGAGCGCTTGATTCAGGACGTGATCTCTATGCTGAGTGGGTTAGGCTTTCAGGTGATCCAAGTCGATACGGAGCGTGGGATACTATTGATACAGTTGCCCCCAGTACGCCCTTAGCAGATCATCCAGCAGTTCTTGCTTACCGTAAAGGTGTCACTACGGAGGACTTGACTTCGTTCATCGAGTCCTTCGCTTCTCTCCGAGCAGGTCGAGTGCGCGGTGTTGGCGCGAAACAATACGCGCACTCTACCGGACAGAAGTTTGAGAAGTTCTCCTTCGAGGATACAGTGCGGGAACTGATCGAGGAGCTGGCAGATGCCAGCAATTACATAGATTTCCTGGCGATCAAGTTGCTATCACTGATACCAGAATCCCAAGATACAGGTATCGATTGTGACTAGGAAAGACCTTCCGCCAGAGGTAGCGGAGCGAGTACCGGTCATCGCGTACTCTGTCTATCGCACCTATCGGAAGTATGTGGATAGGGATGAACTTATCCAGGAGGCGTGGATCTGGTGCCTCAAACGTCGAGATGATATCGAGAAGGCGCTCGCCGAACCTAACCCTGATATTCGTAAACACAATGAGAGCCGCTTATGGTGGCAGCTCAAACGTTCTTGTGAACGCTACGCCCGCAAAGAGAAGGCGATCAAGAGTGGTTACATTGTAGGAGATGAATACTTTTTCGAGATCAGTACGATCTCACAGATGCTTCCGCATATTATGGCCAATATCTTTGAGGGAGCCTTGCTAGAGCAGGCTCAGCAGATAGTAGACGATGGCCTTCCTAAACGCCCTAGCGCCCCTTCAGAGGGTCGAAACCTGCTGACTATGCTGGTGGATATCAAGAAGTGTTATGAACTCCTAGACGAGCAGGAGAGGGAGCTATTGAAGGCTCGCTATCACGACAACCTCACCTTAATACAGATGGCAGAGAAGTTTGAAACATCTAAGTCTTCAGTGGATCGCTGGTGTGAGAACGCTTTGCGTTCCTTACAGCGTTTACTGGGAGGGGATTCACCTTGGTCTTAGAAGAGGCAGAGTTATTCCAGCATCTCAAGAATAGTCAATGGCCAGATCTTGTCAAGTCTAATGGTACTTATGATACCTTTGACTGTATCTCACAGGAAGCGGGGATCTATGCCGAACTTAAATCTCGTCGAACGCACTATGACGATCTCCTCATTGAAAAGAAAAAATGGGATAACCTCATACTTCACTCTGACAATCTCCAGCTCCGGCCTTGGTACATCAACTCCACGCCACAAGGTATCTATGCGTTTGATCTTGGTGCCAGACCAGTACCAGAGTGGCACGAGCGAGCGATGCCCATCACTACAGACTTTGCCAACAAACAAAAAACCCTGAAAATTGTGGGGTTTTTACACATATCGGAGGGGATTAAGTTATGACTAAAGGGTTTACCTCTGGTATGCGCTCCTCTTTAGACGACACTTGGACTACACCTAAAGATTTCTTTGCTAGTGTCAATAAGGAATTTGATTTTGGTTTGGATGCGGCAGCTTTGAGTAACTCTACTTTGATTCCTTCTAATTGGTATGGACCAGACCATCCAGACCCTACGCGCAGGGATGCTTTAGTGCGTAATTGGACCAATGATGCTGGTGGCAAGACCATTTGGCTCAACCCTCCGTATGGTCGAGTGATTATTCAGTGGGTAAATAAGGCAAATCAAGAAGCGCAGCGGGGGGGGGTAGTCGTGTGTCTTGTTCCTGCCCGTACTGATACTCATTGGTGGCATAGTTATTGTATTCACCACGAAATACGATTCCTTCGTGGTCGCTTGAAGTTTGGCGATGGAAAGAACTCTGCCCCGTTTCCCTCAGCTTTAGTGGTGATGAAGTAGTGCCGATCTATCCGTATAGGTGCGACTTCTGCGCCAAC